ACTGCTTATGGAGCAATTCTGGCAAACTCAGTGACTTTGTGGGCTATAAGCAATAAATCAGATAATCTATCTACCTCAAAAATAGCATACACCGCAAGAATAAGATATACAGATTGTTAAATAAAAAAAACTTTATTGTTTTGTTTGTGTGACTATTGTGTTCTCATTTAATTGAATGAGAACTGGATCCAGCTCATAAACTGGATCTTTTCCTTTTTTAAAATGTAATAAAGTGTATCTTCTTCTTATCGCGTCTCTAGTCTCGGAGTCTTGAAAAATATCATTGGGATGGTACTGAGATGTAACGATAAACAGTCTCGGTCTGATCCAACTGTAAGAACCTTTAGTTTCCGCTTTAAAAGACCACTTATCAGCCCAATCTTTGAGAAAAGCTCCAAGTTTTATATGAAACTTGTCAAAGTCGTCAAGAATGACCACTTCTTCGTTTCTATAACCATCCCACCAGTGATCCCTTGACTTGAGATAAGCTTCTGGATGTTCAGTCCTAGCTTTAGTCGTTTTTCCTGAACCAGAGTCACCGTAGTACCATAATCCACAGACATGATCAAGATCAGGTGGCTTAGACATGTTATCCCGTTCAATCATCTTAAGAGTCCTATAATACTTAATAACATGTTCATCATCAATTTCATCGATTCTTCCTTCTTTAGCGAGTTCACGCGTCCTCTTCCATCGTTCGGCTTGAATAACAGCAGGCGCTTTAGGACAATCACCTCGTTCAGTGAAATTCCCATCTTTTTTGCAATATTCGGATGCTTGGGAGGAAGTTCCTTTGGATGACTCCCAATGAGCGGTTTTATGAATTTTTTTAAGAAAAGACAATCTTTGTCTAGTATGTAGAACAATAAAACCTTGTAAGTGGGGTGTTCCACTCTCTCCCACTTCCTTTCCATAAATAATGTAACTACAATCAACTTTATCTAGAAGATTAATATCATCTTCAGAATAATTGTTAATTGTAAAGCACCAATTTTTTTGTTTGGACATTTTATAACCAAAAATAAAAATTGAAAGTTCGTGAACTTTTGGGTGCTTGGGTCTTGGGTACTAGCCTCGGGGTAATACTGCTCCCTCGGCTAGTCACTCAATTTATATACCTGTTTTTTACTGTTCTTAAGAATTTCTCAAGAATTAACTAAGTGAGATTTCCGGTAGAAATGGATGAAAAATCAGAGAATTCTCAGTAAAAAATCAGCGAATTGTCAATCAGTTCTATTATTAGGTTTAATAGACCTAGAAAGTAATTTATGGCGCCAAATACTCACTCCCACGTTAGATGGGAGGGAGTATAAGATAATCAAAGAGCTATAACTGGATACCAATAGTATAATGGCTGTCAACGGAGATCGTTTGAGGAAGCCACGCAGGTAGAGATAGTACTTAGCACGCAGGTGGAGATAGTTTGAGGAAGCCACGCAGGTTTGGATAGAGTTTTTCCACGCAGGTGGAGATAGTGAGGCTGAAGGCTCCTCCCTTCGCTGTAAGGGGTAGGGAGGGGGAAGTTTTTAGGGAGAAAGGGGGAAGAGAACGCCGCGGATCGTTCCGATCTTTAACGCGGCTGGGCAAGGAGAAAGGGGAAAAATGCGACTGGAGTCGTCATTTTTAGTTGAGGGGCCTCTGCCATGGCTCGCTGGAGATAGTACTGTCCCACGCTGATCAGTAGAGATATTGTGATAAACCATAGTGACTAGCCGAGGGAGCAGTATTAGTCCTTATATAAGTCATAGAAATATAACATAATTGTCTAGTGTTGTGTTGTATGAGACTAGGTCTGATATAGGCTTACTATTTAAGCTTGACGCTAGAGATTATAGTGCAGTGCTAGACGCTTTTTTTTTCTAAATCTCTAAAAAATATTGCATGATAAAATTATATTTTTTTATTTTTATTAGCACGCTATGTATTCTTCTACTCAAACCACTACTCCGTATGGAAGAAGAGCTAAGAAAAATTATAGAAGAGCCACTAAAAGGTCAAGAACTACTGCAGGAACAGTGGCGATTTATCCAAGAATTAATCAGAAGGTGTATGGAGCTATCAGACCTGATGCGATATTCCAAAGAAGTGAAATAAAAGAGTTCGCAAAGAATAACGCACTAGGAGGAGGATCGTTTACAACTATCAAGTTTAAAAACACTCCAGATAACATTCCCTTGAATGATGTGTTGCAGGGAACGGGGTTTGACAACCGAATTGGAGCGAAAATAAACATGCTCGATATAACTGTGAAGTTTTTCACATTCTTCGAGCCAGTAGATGGTCAATCCAGCGATGTACTCAGAATAATGATCGTACTAGATAGACAAGCCAACTTAAATGTACCAAACTTTAATTCTGCTATGCTAGGAGAAACAGCACCAGTAACATGTATGCAAGATCCTCAAACATCCTCAAGATATAAAATACTACACGATCATGCCTTCAATGCAAGATGGGGAACGAACTACGAAAATAGAGAGTATACTATCTACAAGAAGCTCGGAGTCCAAGCAGAGTATAGAGGTAATGCAGATACTGCTTATGGAGCAATTCTGGCAAACTCAGTGACTTTGTGGGCTATAAGCAATAAATCAGATAATCTATCTACCTCAAAAATAGCATACACCGCAAGAATAAGATATACAGATTGTTAAA